TGCGTATTGTTGCGCCGCTTCCAGCAGCAATTTCGACTGCACGTTTGAGGCCATCGTTAAACTCCAAGTTCTCTAGTATGCACACTAAGTTAGCTGCGTTGCCACCCTTACCGCAGGTATGGCAGAAATATAAATTGTCATAAGTATTGATAACTGCTGAACGTCTACTGTCACTATGTAAACAGCAACGAACCGAAGCACTCTTGCCTTCACGTACTTCACCTCCATAGTGGGAAACGATTGCCCCTATGGGGATTGAGTTTGCATCAACGGCACCTTTGAACCGTCCCGCTTTACGTACCCTGGACCAATCTTGTGCTGGCATACACACCCCTTAAAGTCGCACTTGTTGTGCCACGCAGTGGCACGCTTGAAGTGGTTGTCTCTGTTCTCTGCTCCAGCTTTAAGACAATTCTGACAGATCATTCTTCCACCTTCTCAAAAGATTCTACAAGGTCTAAATACTTCAGACGTGCTCTAGGTCTTTTCGTTTCCCAATCTTCACCTTCAGCAAAGATTGCTACTAAATATTCTGAATCAGATGAATGGGTGTTAAAAGTATCGTAAGCATCATAGACAGAACCTGTTGCTTTACTCTTCCACTTTGCCATCTGTGTTCTCTTCCTCTGTAGTTGAAACTTCAACTACTTCCTCTACTACTGGTACAAGTATGTCTGATGTTGTGATGTTACCTTCTGGAACTGGCATTATTGTTTCTCCTTTAACCATTGAGTTAAGTCTTGGATTACCCAAGCCTGATCTATTGATGCGTTGCGACGCTTAACTATTACATAAGACAGAGGGACTTCCCCAAGACCTCTTGCCTTTGCATAGTTAAGCGCCTCAACTTGTGCTTCTCTCCAGAACTCCGGCAGGGTAAGCGTCTGCCTGTTCTTGAGTTCAAGGATATAGGTTTCTCCCGCGATAACAGTAACGATATCGCCCTCATCCTTTGCCCCAGCTTTAGACAAACGCTCTGCAGTTACACCTTTACCGCGTAACCACTTCATTACATCTGTCTCAAACTGAGAACCTTTAGTCTTGTTGTACTGACTCATCTACCAATACAACCTTGTTGATCTTATAGACGATGTTGCCTTCTTCGTCTTTGACTAATTCGACAATACCAGATTGCAGTAAGGCACCAACGAAGTTGGTTAGGTCTACCTTAAGTGCATCAACATCTGCACGTAGTGCATCTACCTTTAGATTATCTCGGTACTTATTTGATAACTGTTGTTCAGACATTATATCCTCCTTGGTATCCTGCAATCGTATCTCTTCTTAACATCCAACCGAACTCATTTTGATCTGAGATCTGTACTGCTGCGTAGTTTACCAGTAGCTGTGCATAATTGCTTCCATCAGCAGTGTGTTCTCCAAAACGGTTCTTCACCGGTGCTACCTTTAACATTCCTTGCGATGGGTCATAGCCCAGTGTAAGTATCAGTGCAGGTAACTGACTGACCTTTCCGTGAATTGCTCTGCGATGAGGTGGGTTACTAGGTGACCCATACTCTGACTGTTCTGATACGTGGTGGAGCACCATCACACAGGCCTCAGTTTTGCGTGCCATATCGTGAAGCTCCATCATAATTGCTCTAAGTCCTGCCCATTCGTTGTCCGTCTCAGCGGTGATGTTCATTAGGTTATCAATGACTATCAACTCAGGTGGCTGTCCGTAGAGTTCAACGTAGGCCCTGATCTCTAACTCCAAGTCATCAATGTTTGGAGATGAATCAAAGACCCACTTGATGTGTGAAACTTTGTCTAAGTGTGCATTGTAATACTTACTATCGTTAGATAGGTTTGCTTCGACTGTCACTTGTGAGTGACCAGATAGATGCGATACAGACCTCATCATTACAGTAGTGGTATCAGTATCTGCGGAGAAGAAAAGTGTAGGAACCTTGGCTTTGATTGCATAGATCAGGGAGAACATAGACTTACCAGCATTAGGTGCAGCAGCTACCATACATACCTGGCCTCTGCGAAACTTAATACCCTTTACTGCTAACCCATTCCACACATCAGGTAGCGGTGTTGCTTTGGTAAGCACTCCACTCCAAGCGCGGGAAAGATTAAGCAACGTCGTCCTCCTGATAGATTTTGATTCCACGCTCACGTCTGATGCGTTGACGATCTCTAATCGTCAGACCGCCCCAGATACCGTGAGCCTCGTTCTTAATACCCCATTCAGCGCACTCTCTACGATGAGGACACCTATTGCAAATCTTCTTTGCAAAGTTAGCATCAACCGTAGATGCGCCAGGAATACCAGATTCATTATCGGGGAACCAGAAGTCGCCACCGATTGTTGCACAACTAGGAGCTTCGTATTGACTTGGCTCCCGCATTAGTTATCGAACCCAGATAGTGTCGCACTTATCTGGCGCACCCTTGGGTGCTGCACACATATAACCTGACCACGGACCCTTTTGTCCTACACCTGAACGTAGTGTCATTGCACCGTGACGGCAAGTATTAGCACCACCTGATGGTGCAGGTGCAGCTACTGGTGTTGCATTGAACTGCTGCGCTACTGCTGCAACTGTTGGTGCTGCTGCTGGTGCTGCTTGACCACCTGATAGTTCTGCTCCAGTTGCACGGATGTTCATTGCGTTCATTGCAAGATCTGCAAGACCTGACTCTAGTTCTGTAACTGTTGCTGCGTAAAGATTGATAAGTGTTCCATCATTTAACTTGTAATTGATTTGGAACTTTGTTCCTTCTGTAGCCATTTACTTGCCTCCACTTTGCTTGATTGATAGTCGCTGGCTTTCAGCTCCTACCTTCTTAGGGACAAACCCTAATAGTTTTTCTACCTGCTCACTGTCAACTGACTCGCGCCCTTTAACAGTTGTCCAACTTACTTCGATACCTGAATTAGTAGTACCCAGTAATCCTTCAAAGGATGCCTTCAAAGAATCCTGTTGTGTTTCTAACTCTTTGATCTGTGCTGCTAACTGTAGATATAACAATGCGTTCTTGTCAATATCTTCGTCAGCAATGATTACCTCACTGACTGACGTACGTTCTTTTTTTAGACCAACGCATCCCATCTCGCCTGATGCGTCATAGAACTTGCAGTAGTGCTGACAATAGCTTGCATCTTTCTCTGGTGCTGGTGCTTCCTTTGCTTCCTTAACAGCCGCTAGCCAACCGAGTGCTTCTAGTGCAATGGACTCATCGTAGTCTTCAGTATGCACCTTGACATCGCGTTCGTCCCCGTCCCTGGCAATTGCTACCAGTGACACTCGGTTGACCGCATAGCCGTTGTTAGCTAGGAGGTAGCCGTATAGCTGTACCTGCCACCGTTGCTGATTGGTTGGAAAGTAAGAAAGGTTCCGGACCTTGCTTGTCTTCCAGTCAATCACATCACCAGTACTAGGTACGAAACAGTCAATGTGTGCTTTCATTCCGTTGTATTCAACTTCGGTTTCAATCAGCACATCTGGATTATCTGCTAGTGCTCGTTCAATCTCTGCGTGGATAGCAGTACCCATAATCGCAGCGAGCTTTAGTTCATTGTCATTAGTTTCAGGTTGATCGTTAAGTCGGTACCACACCTTACGGCGACAGCCACCTACCTCTGATGGACCAATCTGTACTTGTGTAGATCGTGAACGCTTCGCGTCCCCTGCACGTAGTGCAGTAAGTAATAGTTCTTTCGGGTCAGTCATTCTTAGGGTTCTCCACAATCACCTTTGCATAGTTCATACCATTGCATAAACCTAAATAAAACTGGTAGTCCTCTGACTCTTTGTTGCTTGCTAAATCTAAATACTTAGCTCGCTTAGATTCAATTTCCTTGGCAATCTTCTCACGTAATTCTTTTTCAACACGCTGTTCTCTAAGAGCGCCCCAAGTTTGTTGCTCTCTCATTACTTCTAATCTGCCCCACATCCAACCCATTCTATGAAAGTGTTGTGCAGCGTATTCACTTGTGGCTATAACTTCCTTAAACTCTGGCTTAACATAGTCATAAGTATTAAACTCCATTACAATTCCTCTGACTTACCCAACATCCAAGCGTCAAGATCTGAAATTCGATAACGATACCCTTTACCTAGTTTCGCACGTGGTATTCCAATTTCTGTTGCACGGTTGTACAAAAATCCAATGCTTACAGATAAATAATCTGCTGCCTCTTCTGTTCTCAACCAACGGTCTGCTTGTGTATTCATTGCTTCCTCCTATAGTCGTTCTTGTACTACTAACTGTAAAGGCTTACCAGTATTCGCGTCAAGTACCGAAGCAATCTCTACTGCTTTACGGGCGTGTCTCTTTGCGTAGGCTAACTCCATATCAGGTTTGACAATTGAATACAGGTAGCCAAGAGCAAGCTGACCCCCACTACCAATGCCATACGCTCCGTGATTTGCTTGGAAAAAAGAGAGATCACAAGCAATACGAAAGATATTGCCGTTAAAAGCAATGAGATAATCGAAGCCACCATCTTTGTCCACCTTGTTGTAGTCGTAGTTGTTGTCGTTAAATGCTGTGAGAATACTTGGGATAATCTTCTTACCCATAAATTGTGCTGGGTCTTCACCCTTGTAAACAGGTGGCTTCCAGTTGTAGGCAAGGATGTCACCAGGTCTAGTGTCACCTGATATACCGATGAGATACTTACCCACCTCAAGAATCTTCGGCGTACTCGTGGCAAGAGTTACTAGGTTGTCCTCGGTAATCTGTGAGTCAGCTACTAGAACAGCGTAATCAATACCTTCAAGTGCCGTGATTGTTGTCAATTATTTCTCTTTCTCATATTACAAAGTGCGTGAGATGGACGTATGTTCTCCAAGGTATCTGAACCGCCTTTGCTTAATGGAATAAGATGATCAAATTGTAGACCTAGTTCCCAACTATCTGCAATGTAGGCTTGTCTAGGCGCGTTGAAATCTATTGGTTCTAGGCAGATATGGCAGTTTTTTCCATAGGTTTCAAATACTTCTTGATCCGTGTACGGGGCGTGGCCATTAGACTTCTTGAGTGCCTTGCGCTTGGATGCCATACGCCTGCTGTAACCCTTAACCTTGTCTGGATTACTAGATGCCCAGCGTCTATTGATTTCATAAACCTTCTTAGGATTACTAGCGTAGTACTCTCTACGACGTTGAGCATTAGCAGCCTTACATTCAGTACAAGGCTGAGTCTTTAATCTTAAATGAGACCGATAACCTGATGGTGTTCCACAATTCATAGAAATATTGTAACATCAATACGGCGTGTCGCAGAGGCGACACTCTTACTAGTCAGTAAAATATGAGCCGTGAGGCGAATTAAACGGCAAGCGTCCCTTGGGGGACGCGCCAGTAGTAACCGTACAGTAACCCTGCGGTTCCGTCTACCAACCCTGCCATCGTTTAGATGGCGCAGGAATGCCCTTCCTAAGCCTTTTGGGACCGATCTGCGGGGTTTAGGACCACTTCACGTCTGTCCGTGTGGGTCCCAAGTCTTTAGCGTTATGGCTAGTTTTGAAGACTATGAGCTGGTCTGGTACTTCCTTGATGCTACCTGTGTTAATTGTGGCAACCTAGTAACTATCCCTTGTCCAGCAGACAAAGATGCACCACAAACTAACTGACCATAACGAAGAAGAACGCACTGCCACGTGCTCTATTTGTGGCCCCACCAAGATCAAGCTACGAGATAAGAACAATCCACTTTCTAGTAGGTACCGCTGTCGCACAGTATGGAAGCGAACCTATAACAACAGCGTCTACCCATATGCCAAGTACAAAGGCACCACCTGTCAGCAGTGTGGGTTCATACCAGTACACATCTCTCAGCTCGATGTTGACCACAAAGACGGTGACCGGTGGAACAATGACCCATCTAACCTACAAACTCTTTGCGCTAACTGTCACAGATTAAAGACTCACCTATCAGGTGATTCAAACTCTGGCATATTTTAGGGACAAAAAAAGAAGGCCGGTCCCCGTAGGGACCGACCTCCTGTTTGCCTCGCGCTATGGGTTACTTAGACCCACGACCAAACTCTGTAGCCTTTGGGTCAATTGCTTTAAGCAGTGGACCTGCAACTGCAGCTAGTGCTGCTGATGCTAAAGCCTTTGGATCTGTTACGCCTGCAAGGTACAAAGCGATTACTGATGCAACTGCAGCACGTAGATATGTAGCTGCGATTGCCTTTAACTTGTTCTTATCCATTGTTACTCCTTTGGACTTGTTGGTTCTTTCTTCTTTGGTAAAGGCTTAACTGCTGCCTTAACTTTTGCGACAGCCTTTGGCTTACCCAACCAAGGGAACCAAGGGGAAGTGTCGTCTCCACATCCTTCTTTGATTGAGATGTGAAGATGCTTGTTGTGCTTGTTGCTACCTGTATATTCACGGTCGCCTTCTGAGGCACGTTCTGCTGACCAGATCTTGCCCTGGAAAATAAGATACTTAACACGCTTGTCTGCTTTTAGTTCTTCAAAGATATTAAAACAATCAATGCCACCCAACTTATCGTGGGTTAGGTCTACTCCGAATCCAGTATTGTGATCTGAATTAGGATTCTGATGGATGTGGTGCTTGCTCGGTAGTAATCCATCTGAGGCTTTCTTGCGTAATGGTTTCAGCGCTGTGGCTTGTCGAAGGACAGCAATAGCGGCAGGCGTGGCTTTCTTGGCAACAGGTTTCATCTTGGTTCATCATCCTTCTTCTTACTCTTGAGTCCATTGGCAGATACAATTCCCGCTAGAGTTCCTGTAAGGAACACAGTCAGGGTTGAAACTAAATCAATAAAGGCTGCATCGTTAGGTGCTTGCTTCATTGGTTGAGTTACAAAAACTAAAGCCCAGAGTAATGAGAACACTGAGCCAGCAAATACAAGAGCTAGGATGATTCCGATACTGACAATCAACCTAGCGTGTAGTTCTTCAGGTGTATATCTTTCAGGGCGTTTCATCAAATACCTCTGGTAATAAATCGGAGGAACAAGTGCCAGTTACTTCACATTGTGGAGGATTGCACTCAGGCTTTTCCCAGTTCTCAAACTCTTGACAAGGATATCTAACCCAGCCTTGGTAACCGCAACCACTAAGAGTTATTGCGAGTAAGAAGGATGCGATAAATCTCTTCAACTTGTCGCTCCAATCTATTTACCGAATCCTTAACACTTGAACCACCGTTAGGCTTAAGTTCATTGAGGTAATGCTTTACTAACCAACGAACGCCAGTAGCAAACCCACCTACAACTGTGCATACTGCAACAGCTATTGTTGCGTAGTCTTGTGCCTGCATTAGACCGTCCTAATGGTTACTAGTAAAAGGCCGCCATATCCTGAAAACCTTTTGTCCGATGGGGTAGCATTTCTGAAGTCAAGCTCTTCGATAAGTCCGATATAGGACTCACCAGTTCTAAAGTCTTCAACACGGATGGTGTCGCCAACGTTTTCAATAGATTCCAACTGAGACATACGGAAGTAAGCAGAACCTTCATAGCCAATCTCAACGCCGAAGTGATCTGATTCGTGGTCAAAGCAAGACAATGGATACTGGATAAGTCGCTGACGTGGGATAGCAGGTAGTGCCTTGATCTGGTATCCAGTAAATAGTGGCCCCTTAGTAACATCAGTAGATGAACGAGTCAGTGTGAACTGGAAGCCTAGGTATTCCTGTGATGCTTGAGGATAGTTAATGTTAACTTCTGGAACAGTTGACTGTTGTGCAAAGGTACCAATGCGATAGAAGTTATCGGCATAGTCAACAGAGTCAATCAATAGTCCACCATTAGTGGTATCAATACGAGCCTGCATCAACTTGTAGATCTTAAGTTCTAGTGTGTTGTATCGGACGTAGCCTGTACGCAAGAAGCCCTGCTCCAGTAACTCTGCTGCAGATTGAATATAGACTGCGCCATCTGAACCATTACCAGCATTACAAAATGCTAGGCGGTTGGTATCTCCAAGGAAAGCACACGCTGTGGTGTAGTGACCTAATGTGTCTGCTGGGTCATACAAGTCCCAGGCATACGGGAACTGTAGGTTACCTAGTGGTTGACCCATATCTACACGAGTCACACCTACCTGACCATCAACACCAGATGCTGCCCAGATGTATCTGTCACGGAAAGCAAAGTCATAGACTGGTTGGTCTGATTCAAAGATCAAAGCACCGTAGGTAATAGAACCATCGAGCTGACTTGCATCTGCCATACGCATACCTTGGCTAGTTCCAATAGCCATATTGCCAAGGTAGTAACTAATCTTAAATACAATCTCACCTACTGGTAGTTCTGCTGCAGTAATAGCAGATGTCAGGGTAGGCATAGCACCAGCAGTAGACAAGGTAAACTTGTAGATGTTGGACTGGATACCGCTGTAGCCTGAAATGTAGATAGCAGAACCACTAGATGTAATGCTAGTAAAGATGTGGTCTTGGTCGTTATGTGTATAGACAGGCGTAGGCAATGATGTTGCAGTTGTTGAGAACTCATAGACGCTATCGTTGACAGCCATTACGATACGCTCTTTGGTGTATTCCATCGTAGCTGTGCTCACCACAACACCTGTAGCGTTAAACATCAGCGTTGGAGATACGCTTGAATCATCTGAGAGCAACTTCTTATAGACGTGAAGTTTGCTTGAGCCACCTGAAGTCTGGTTAGTTACCCAGAAGGCAAAGACACCATCATCGCAGATAGCAAATACAGGATCGTCTGTGCCTGCGTTGTAGTCAATGAAGTGGATAACCTCTGCCACACCTGTACCTACTGGAGATACCGGAGTTGATGTTACGTTAGTTGCAGTCTTGGCATAGGTAAAGGTGGTAGTCGTAGGTACACCTGTGATGCGGTACTCACCATTAAAGGTTGCATCCACACCAGTAATAACAATCTGCATACCCACAGATAGACCGTGTGCTGCAGTAGTAGTCAGCGTTGCTACGTTAGATGTCAACGCCTTGTTACTAATAGAGACTGTAATCTCTGGGAAGATCTTGTCAATGTCATACTCATCAGATAGAAGCACACCGTTATATGTATTGCTATTCTTGTCCCATTGGATAGAACGCATATACTGCCACGGACGACCACTGGTTTGAATACCGCCAGTAATGACGTGCTGGTCAGCACAAGAGTTTAGTAGTGTTGCCTGTCCCTTGGTCCAGACGTTAACACCCTTAGACTCTGTGTACTGGAAGCGTAGCGATTCATCTTGGATAGGCTCAAAGAACTTGATGCCTTGTCCATAGTGGAAAGAGCTTTGGCTACGTAGCCACCAACCAGTAAGCGTCTGCTCACCAGGCTCACGGCTCTGGTCAATCTGTTGCTTACGATACTGGGCTGTTACGCGACGATAAGGAGCATCATCAGAGTTAAGCAAGAAGAACGGTAGTCCACCAATAGCGACATCGTATGCCTCACCTGTGGCTGAGTAGTTAGTAGATCCAGCAGGATTAGAAAGTACGTACGGTATTCCCTCGGTAATATCGTCGCCGTATGGCATCTATTCTCCTTATTCTAAAAGGTTCACCAGTGATCTAGTTCTACCTTGGGCTAGCTGTGTATAAATCTGGGTTGTTGCTACGCTTGTGTGGCGCATAAGTTCTTTAACAGCAATCAAATCTCCGCCTGATTTCTCAAGCATCGTCGTTGCAAAGTAATGTCGAAGGCTATGGAAATGCTTAGCGTCTTCACCAAGGATGCGACGCATCTCATTGGCTGCTCTACTAGATAACTTATTAGGCGTTACCTGCCATAGTCTGCCAAGAGTTCCGTATGACCTAATCATATCTGAGACTATTGGAGATACTGGGACAATCAGGTCTGTTCCACCTTTGCCCTGTACTCGTAGAGAGTACCCGTCCTCGTGCTCTATTAGGTCTGAGCCTTTGATGTTGGCTACTTCCATAGCACGCAGTCCTGCTGTGCCACCCAAGATAAACCAGTTGCGTAGTGTTGGGTTCTTGGCTTCTGCCAAGAGCTTCTGATACTCACCCTTGGTTACAGGCTTAGGCACACCACGCCCTGGCTTGACCTGTGGCAGTTGTTCAGCAGGGTTGTGACCATTGACAAGGTTCATCTTGTTCAAGGACTTGTAGATACTCCTCAGACGGGCTACGTAGGTAGCCTTGGTGGACTGCCTGGTAGCTTGGAGTATCACCCGCTCTAGGTCCTCGTAAGTAGCCAGAGCAGGGTGAACACCCAGCCGTCTAATGATCTGCATATCCTGCTTGAATAGCTGCTCAGAGTACCCACTTGTGCGGTACCTATTGTGAAGCTGCTCGGCTATCTGCTCTAAGGGTATTAGTTCCATAGGCAGATCCTAGCACTACGGAGCTAGGTTCGGTGTGGATTGTTCCGCTTGCATAGCATCATAAGTTGATTTCAGCATTGAGGTAAACTCACCATTGCCTCGGTCAATAATGGCGTGTTCAACAATGCCATCTAATCCTTCAATTTCAATAAAAGTTACATTTTCCATTTTACAACTCCGCGTTAAAGGCTATGTAGGCAGATGTGCTTCCATTAGCGACGACAAGTGAGGCATTACCGACTGTTAAACCACTAGCAACCGAAACAGTAATAAAACAATTCTGCGTTCCAGCATAATCCAAAACCAATGCAGTAGAAGCAATGACTGAACCAGTCGAACTCAAAACTGCAATAGTTGAATAATCAACTGAAGTGGGTGCAATACGCATTTGAACTGGAAGTTGCATTGCCGCGTGAACAGAAGTTGTTGCGCGGCATAATGCAGCAGCGTAACTGGTGTAATTACTTCCAGCAGTATGTCTTACATAATAACGCTGGCAGGCGCTAAGTTCTCCTTGGATTGTTCCAGTCGCAGTTTGGAAAGCGGTAGCGACTGAACCAGCCTCTAGTTGAACTCCCCATAAATCAATAGTGAAATTGCCAGCATTAACATATCTAATAGGCTGAATACTAACAAAACTACTTGTTCCTATTGTTTTGCCAGATACTGAAGGCATAGTAAAAGTATATGAAAACCGTTGCCAAGAGGTTGTAAGTGCTGGACTACCAACAGTAGCCGATACATTAGCGCTGCCACCACTTCCAAAGTTTTGAGAATAAAAACTATCAACCGTCACACTTGTTGATGCTTTTGCGTAAAAAGACAGAGTAACAGTTTGATTTGCAAAAGTTCGTACATCTTCAACTGCTTGGTAAAATAAACCGTATGTACCTGCAACTTTTGTGCCACGGATAAAATAAGTACCTTCATATCCTGCTACTGGTGCTGTGCCAGGCGTAAAAGTTTGTTGTGCTGCTGTTTTTGTAGTTCCGTCGCAATCCCAATACCAACGGTCTGCTGAATAACCGCTTGTCGTAAAACTTGTACCACGCTGCCAAATACCAAAGTCACCATTGATAATTTTGTTCTTACCTGCTGCAAAATTGCCCTGATAGCGCAAGCCTGTTGAAGTGGAACTATCTGCTACGAG